CCAATACCGCCCATGCCGGGGACTCCACCAACATTCCCAGTTGTTTGATTTGCATCTTGACCTCCCATCATTTTCATATACAAGGCTGCTTTCTCAGGGTCATTAATAACTTGCTCTGGGTCAATATCCATCGACTTAGCAATCTCTTTAAGTATCGTATGAAACTTTACAAAAGGTGCTAGTGCAGGATTTGATGCCACTTGCATAAATGTCATTAATCTTTGTGACCTTACTTCTTTTTGCATTAAAGAAGATGTACCTCTTGCTTTAATAACTAAATCTCCTTTAATCTTATTAGTGTCTTTATTAAATTGCATATTCCATGCAAATAAAGATTCACCTAATGGTCTTAATAAATAATCATCAATATTTTTAATAACTGTTTTAATATTTAAAGCTGCAGCACCTAATAACATAGACATACCTGCAGCAGTTCTTGTTGTTGATTGAATACCTGTTTGTCCATGTGAGTAAGAAGGTATTCCTGTTGACTCATCCGCTAGTTGTCTAAATTTATCAAACATCATTAGGTTTTCATTTGCTGTATTAGGAAACTTTAAACCATGAATAGCTTGACCTGTTTGACCACTTTGTCTTCTAAATATTTTTCCGGGATATACCGACATATCTTGTCCGGGGACTAACATTGTCTCATCAACATCAAACACTAAGTTACCTGCTAGTGCTAAGTTATCAATAGCCATTCTTGCATGACCATTCATAATCTGTTGAGAGTCATCCATATTTTCAGGTATGCCCACACCAAAAAATTGATACGGATTTATTTCATAAGGACATACCATGTAAGGTAATCTTGATGGTGTAAATGGATTTAATACTAATCTTAAAATATGACCGTTACATACCCAAGCATTAATATCTACTTCATTTAAAACATCGACTTCATCAGGATTAATTTCTAAACCTGCTTCTTCTGCAAGTTGAGCATCCATCTTTCCCCAATACTCAAATACTTCAAATCTATCTTGCTCATAATCTGCTTGATTTTCTCTATCATATAATGCAGTTTCAAAGCTACGTTGTTGATAGTTAGGACCTGCTTCAATACAATTTTTAATTGCACTCTCTCTAAAGAAAGGTCTATTTAATAAATCACGCATATCTGAAGCTGTAAGTTTATGTCGTTGAATAACATAATTACAATCTTCAATAGATGTTGAGTTAGGGTCAGGATAAAAATCCCAACAACTAACTGCCTCTATTTTAGGAGTTAGTTTTGTTTTTGGATTATAAAATAATTCATCTGTATCTTCACTTCTATCCCAACTGTGTAATTTTTTTTCATAATTAAAAGGACCTTTTAAAATACCTGTTCCTAATAAGGTCATTTCAAAAATGATATGTCGTAATACAGTTGTAGCTAAAGATTCATCTAATTGGTCATGAATCATTTTTTCCATGTTCTCCGATGCCAACTTTGCCGGTTCTATTTGTGGCATGGATTTTAAGTCAGGGGCTGCCCCCTCTTCAAAAGGTAACGAACCATATTCATCTTTTAAGCCACCTAATATTTCATTAATAGTTGTGCCGGGTTTTATTTCTTTTCCATCTCCCGGAAAACCATAAGGGCTTTCAGGCTCTTGTTGTTGACCGTCAGGTTTTAGATGTGCATACTCTGAAGCACCCTCTGGCATTGTAGTTGGTTCAATACCAATGGGAAACTTTCCTTGAGAAAATAAAACTTCAATTATTTGACCATAAGCAGCAAGAACTTTTGTTTTTGTTATCTTAACAAATACTTTAGACTTTTCGTTTTCACGAAATGCTAAATCAGGACCATAGATTCCTCTATAGTTTCTGTATGCTCTTAACCATCTTTTCTCGTCAAATAATCTTGCATCTTCCGATACCTTAAGTTTTTCTTCTACTAAAGCACCTAAACCATGCAGTTCTACTTCTTCATCTTTTAGTGATGCTGAAGTATCAACGCCTGTGTCTATATCGTTCGTTATGTTCATTAAATATTATTCTGCAAGGTCACCTTGAGAATATTTTTTAAGGATAGATGCATCGACTTCGCTTTTACCTTGTTTAGGATAAGCAACATTACCTTCAGCATAAGCATCTGCAGGAAATGCACCGCCCTGTGTTAATAGGCTGTTTTTTACAGCACCATCAGCAGCAGAACTTAACTCACCTTGCTTGTAAGTTTTACCTAATTCAGTAGAAATCTCTTTGCTCATTTCACTTTTTTTCATCATTCTTTTTTTCCTCCTCAACTTTATTTTTTATAAAGTTTATTAACCACGGGTTATCTCGAAAAACTGTTGTTAATCCATTTGCTAATGTATTGACCACTCGTTCTTCTTTATCATCAAGTTCGGATTCTAGACCCCATTGATACACAACACCGTGAAGTATCTCATGTAACAATGTATTTGCTTGTGATATACTATCTTCCTCAGAAGACATACAAATAATACCTTCTTTAGAAAGAAACTGTCCGTAGGATTCTGTTTGTTTATTCCATACTCTATCATTTTTTTCGATAGCGTATGTTCTATATCCTATCTTAATATTTTTTTTAGTATCCAAATCCTTCATCTACGGGTTTAAACTTTTGTTCTCTTGATAGAGGTGAATGGGTTTGTAAGCTATGAGGATGAACTGGTCTACTCATACATCCATATCTTAAAGCATCATAAGCATGGTCTTCTGCTTTAGTGTCTACGTCTTCACTGTTGCTTTTATCTAAGGGTAGCATCGGTAAAGTTCTTAATAAATTTTTACAGTTATTAAGAATATATAGATTAG